AATTTTTAGATTTGGAAAATGATTATCGTTCTTTAGCAGTAGTAGATTTGTCTAATGATCATAGTCAATATGCAAGGTATGAACGTGGTCCAAATGTTATTGTGAAAGCAATGGGATTTACAGGAGATAAAGCTGAAGAATTAATATCTCAAAAATTAAAATATCAAGAAGGTATAGCTGAAGCTAGATTGCGACGTTTTGTATTGTATGAATTTGAGGATTTAGAATGTGAAGGTTAAATATTTTAAACCAGATATTTTTTCCACAGATTTTCCTATGGAAGAACCTAGTGTGATAACAACAGGACGGGTTGTTAGAGCATACATGCCAGTGGATAGAACAGGAATATTCAATAAGTTTAACATGACGTATGATCCAATCCCAAAAGTTGATATTTTTAATAAAACATTTGAAGATTGTTGTATGGATACTGCTAAGAAATTGTGGTCCTTGAATAAACCCATAGAACTATTTTGGAGTGGCGGAATTGATAGTAGTGGAGCTTTAATTGCATTAGCAGAAACAAAATCAAAATCAGATGTTTTAAATATTCGTTATACTAAAGAGTCAATTTCAGAATTTCCTTTGATGTGGGAAAAGATTGTAAAACATTTAAATAATCCTATCAGCGAAAGTCAAATTTTAGATGATACGCTTTTTATGAATGATGATATTATAAAAGTAACAGGTGAATGTGGTGACCAGTTATTTGGTAGTGATGCCTTACATAAAAATTTAGATAAAAAAGATGATGACTGGGAAACTATTTTTAACTGGGATAGTCAGTCTTTATTTGGATCAAAGGACTTAAATCATTTTCAAAATAGAAAATTAAATTTATTTAAAGTTTTGACTGAACATATTGAATCATCACCAGTAGAAATAGTTAATATTTTTGATTTATATTGGTGGTTAAATTTTTCATTGAAATGGCAAGATGTAGATAACCGTATGATATTTACATATACAACATGCCCAAACTGGCAGTCTACTTTGAGTTTTTTTAACACTGAAGATTTTCAAAGATGGTCAATAGTTAATCATGATATAAAACATGGTGGAACTTGGAAAACATATAAACAACCAGCAAAGGAATATATAAACAAATATATAAAAGATGAATCTTACAGAAAAGATAAAACAAAAGAAGCTTCACTTATAAAAATTTTGGTTGGATCAACGGACGATGAATATACATATGAGTTTAGACAAAAAAGAAGAAATCATCCAATGACTATGAAGTTAGTTTTAGACGATGGAACTTATTTTAGAAATAAAGATATCATACCCGAAGAATTAAAAAAAGAAGTTTATAACAGATAAATATTTAAAAATATAAGGAGAGAATTATGGCATGGAAAACAGTTTTGGTTCGCACAATACCAGATGCTGATACTGCTTTTGAAAAAATAAGTGACGAGGTAATAGATTATATGAAAACAAATTATGATGATACTGGAAAAAGAATATCATTTTCTTTGAGTTCAAGTGATGATGGTTTAGTAGGAACAAACACTTCTATATTCAAAGATGAAGCATCTAAAAATGAATTTCTAGCAGATTCAACTATTGCAGCTGAATCTACTAGAAGAAATACTATAAACGCAGCTAACGGTATTATAAGAGAAATAACAGTAGATGAAGAGGTGTAATGGCTGATCAAAATCAATATCTGGGCAACCCCAATCTCAAGAAAGCAAATACTGCTGTTGAGTTTACAAAAAATGATATCAAAGAATATCATAAGTGTGCTGAAGACCCTCTTCATTTCATTGAAAATTATGTCCAAATAGTTTCTTTGGATAGGGGTCTTGTACCTTTTGAAATGTATGATTTTCAAAGAGGTATGGTTGAAACCATGCATGACAAGAGATTTTCTATTTTTAAATTACCCAGACAATCTGGTAAATCTACTACTATTATTAGTTACCTTCTTCATTATGCATTATTTAACCCAAACGTAAACATTGCTGTTCTTGCCAATAAGTCATCAACTGCTAGAGATATTCTAAGTAGACTACAACTTGCATATGAGAATCTTCCTAAGTGGATGCAACAAGGTATTGTAGCTTGGAACAAAGGTAATATAGAACTAGAGAACGGCAGTAAAATTATAGCAGCAGCCACTTCTTCAAGTGCTATTCGTGGTGGTTCATATAACATCATTTTCTTGGATGAGTTTGCTTTCGTTCCTTCCAATGTTGCAGAACAATTCTTTGCATCTGTTTATCCTACAATTACCTCTGGTCAAAATACAAAGGTTATTATTGTTTCTACTCCACACGGTATGAATATGTTCTATAAGATATGGGTTGATGCCGAGCAAAAAAGAAATGATTATATTCCTACAGAAGTTCATTGGAGTGAAGTTCCCGGCAGAGATGAAGTTTGGAAAGAAGAAACAATACGAAACACTTCCCAATCACAATTTAATTCGGAGTTTGAATGTGAGTTTCTAGGGTCTATTGATACTTTGATTAGTTCTATGAAACTAAAACAACTTACATACAGAACGCCTATTCATTCAAATGTTGGAATAGATATTCATGTTCGACCAGAAGAAAATCACACATATATGCTGACTGCTGATGTTTCCAGAGGCACGGCAAATGATTATTCTGCATTTATAGTTTTCGATGTTACAGAGATACCGTATAAACTTGTTGCAAAGTTTAGAGATAATGAAATTAAACCACTACTGTTTCCTACCAAAATTCATGAAGTTGCAAAGGCATATAACAACGCATATGTAATGGTTGAGGTAAATGATATAGGTGAACAGGTCGCAAATACTTTACAGTTTGATTTGGAGTATGATAACCTAGTTATGGCTTCTATGCGTGGCAGAGCGGGACAAGTGCTTGGAGCGGGCTTCTCAGGGGGTCGAGCGCAATTGGGGGTAAGAACAACTAAAGCTGTGAAGAAGATTGGATGTTCAAATCTCAAACAATTGATTGAGGATAATAAACTTATTATCGAAGATTATGATTGTGTTAATGAGTTGTCCACCTTTATTATTAAAGGTTCATCTTATACTGCTGACGATGGATGCAATGATGATTTGGTTGCCTGTATGTTTATATTTGGTTGGGCTACAGACCAAACATACTTTAAAGAATTGACAGATAATGATATACGAATGACTATGATGAAAGAACAACAAGATATGCTAGAGCAAGATATGGCCCCATTTGGATTTATAGTGAATGGTATTGATGATCCTCTTGCTCTTGATGATGAAGTTGATGAATATGGAACTAGATGGACTACTGTTGTCAGAGATTATAATACAAACTGGTAATCATATAAATTCTATTAAATCATTATCAACTTTTATAAAACAATTTGAACACAGAATTATTGATTTACTTATTAGATGAAATATTTCTTTTCTACTTTCATTATTAGTCCCAACTCGTTTCGTTAGTTTACGAATTTGTGAATCGTGTGGATGAAACTTTAGACAAATTGTTTCACTTTCACCACAATGCATACACGATTGTTCTGCCAAAAAATCATTTAATAGAACAATTCTCTTTCGATAGTTTCTACGAGCAACCTTTTTGATTGTCTCTTTGTATTTTTCATAGTGTTCGTTCATAATATTATTTATATGTTATAACACATATAAAATGAGGTTTTAAGAAATCAGATATTATAAATATTCTGAAATAACATAGGCTTCAGTTTGTTTTGTTTTGAAGTCTGATATAGGAGTAAAGACATGAGTTTCCTTGTATCTCCCGGCGTCCACGTAAGAGAAATTGATCTTACAGGTATCGTTCCAGCAGTTCCAACAACGATTGGCGCTATTGCTGGAGCATTTAAAAAAGGTCCAGTTGGTTCTATTGTAAGATTAGGCAGTGAGGAAGAATTAGTAAAGATTTTTGGTGAGCCACAAAATTCTGGCAACCAATTTGAAACTTTTTTCACCGCTGCAAACTTCCTTCAATATTCAGATCAATTGAGTGTTGTTCGTTGTGAATCTGGTGTTACAAATGCTATTGCATCTGGCACAGCATTTATCATTAGAGATGATGACCATTACGAGGATTCTTTTGCTAATGGAGAAGGTTCGGTTGGTGAGTGGGCTGCAAGAACTGCTGGCGCTCATGGAAATTCAGTTGGTGTTTCTATCTGTGCGACTGCGACTGCTTATGAGGAATTAGCTAAAACAACAACAAGTGCAGAAGAAGCAATCGGTCAAACAGTTATTAGTCTTACATCTTCTTCTGGTTTTAATGTTCATGATATTGTTAACTTTGCTGAAACATTAGGATTTGAATATCAAGTTACAGCTGTGGATACTGGCGCAGCTACAATTACAGTTAAATTGAAAGATGACCCAGTTGGTAGCGGACTTCAGAGTTTAATTGCATCTGGAACAAGTGTTCGTCGTCGCTGGAGATGGTATGATTTATTTGATGCTGCTCCCGGCACATCCGATTTCGCAACCAATAACCAAAGAGGCACCTCTGATGAAATGCATATTGTCGTATTTGATCATCTTGGAGAAATAACTGGTTTCTCTGCTCTCGCAGCTGGAAATAGAACTAATAGTATATTAGAAACTTATCCAAATCTTTCCAAAAATATTTTTGGTAAGTCACCACAAGGTGATAGCACATACTACGCTGATAAAATCTTTAGGTCTTCAAGTTTTGTTTATCAGATGGACCACAACTCTGCTGGTTTTAACTGGGGAACAGATTTTGATGGAGCAGAAACTTTCATTGTAATGGAAGATGGTGGTTCAGATGGTGCTGGAACAGATGCTGGTGATAACATTCTCTTAGATGGAACGGATGGAAGTGCCGCTAATGCTGGTGGTAAGGTTGAAGGTGAATCTGGCGCAACTTCATATGCTGCTCTTGATACACCAACAAATACAATTCTAAAAAATGGCACTGATGATTATGCTGTAACTGCCGGTGAACTTCAAAAAGGTTATGATGAATTTAGAGATACAGAAACAGTTGAAGTTAATCTTGTCCTTGGTGGAAAAGGTGGTGGAGATGGTAATACTGAATCCACACAAGACACACATGTAACCATGTTAACCTCACTAACGGATGAGAGAAGAGATTGTGTCGCATTTGTTTCCCCATATCGGGCAGCAACAGTAGGTGTTTCAAGTTCGCAGACAGCCACAGAAAATGTTGTCGATGCTTTCAATGTTTGCCCATCTTCTTCATACATGGTATTCGATAGTGGATACAAATACATGTATGATAAGTACAATGATGTTTATCGTTATGTTCCAATGAACGGCGATACAGCGGGTCTTTGTGCTTTCACAGATAATGTTGCTGACCCTTGGTTCTCACCAGCTGGCCTTAATCGTGGTAATGTGAGAGGTGCTATCAAACTTTCATATACACCAAAGAAATCTGAAAGAGACCAACTCTACAGAGCAAGAGTTAATCCTGTTGTTGATTTCCCCGGTCAAGGTGTGGTTCTGTTTGGTGATAAAACTGCACTTTCAAAACCAAGTGCTTTCGATAGAATTAACGTAAGACGGTTGTTCTTGGTTCTAGAAAAAGCAATTGCAACAGCTTCTAAATTCCAACTCTTTGAGTTCAACGATGAATTTACGAGAGCATCATTCAGAAACTT